TTGAAGTCTTTCGTACCTTATTCACCAAAACCGAAGAAAGCGACTTTTTGTCGGGGCGTAATGGTAAGTGGACTAACTGCAACTTTGACTGGCTGATGAAGCCAAGTAACATGGTCAAGGTGCTTGAGGGAAATTACGACAACCCCAAGCCCAAAGACGAACCTAAGCCTGATCTTGAGTTCTATCTACCGAAAGAGGGAGCCTAATGAATCGGGACATTAACCTGTTAGCAGAAGCTAGGCTGTTAGGCAATATCATAAAGCAACCCGAAGTTTGGTTCGAAGTGGCACCCGATTTCCGGGCAGAGCTGTTTTCCGACCCAGCATATCGGGCCATTGCCGAGATTATCATCGACTTGACAACTGGCGGCCAACGGCCCTCCAGCGTCAAGATTTACAACGAAATGTTCAAGCGCAACGTGGGTCTGACCGTTGACGACCTGCTGGAAGTCGTTTCGGCACACGTCACCGTAAGTGAAACCAAATCCCTGCTCGCTGAACTAGAAGACCTGTGGAAGCGGCGCACGGTGTACCAAACTCTGTTGGCCGCCCTGAATGAACTCAAAAATGAGGACAAGCCTACTGACGAGCTGATAGCATTTGCCCAGCAGAAAATGATCGAGGCGTTCAACCAAACGGGCCGTAGCGAGTTAAAGTCCATGCAAGACGTGTGCGAGGCGTTGTTCCTGCGCCAGGAAGCTATACAGCGGGGCGAACTCCTGCCGGTGTACCCGCTTAACCTAACCGGGTTGCAGTCTTTGCTGGGTGGGTACGAAACGGGTTCCCTGAACATTATCGCTGCCCGCCCAAGTATGGGTAAAACAGCGTTCCTTTTGAGTGAGTGCCTGGGGTGGGCACAGAGGGGGCTTCCGGGTATTATCTTCAGTCTTGAGCAAGAGGACGTGCAGATAGGCCAGCGCAACATTGCTAACCTGGAAGGCATTCCCGTGAGTTATCTACGGGGGCGTCTTGACGAGAAGCAGTTGGATAAGTTCTATTCTGGTCTTTCAAGGCTCCGTGAGTTGCCTATCAAGATTAGCGACAAGCGTGGTTTGACGGTCGACCAGATTTGCAGCATTGCCAGAGTCGAGAAAATGCGGAACCCTGATCTCAAGTGGGTTGCGGTGGATTATGCGACGGCCATAGCTTTTGACCCCAGGCAGTCCCGTTACTTGGCTGTGGGGGACGCGGCACTCAAGCTGCGGAACCTGGCAGAGGAAATCGGCGTGTTTGTGGTTCTCCTGTCGCAGCTAAGTCGTGCGGTGGAAGCAAGGAACGACAAAAGGCCGACTATGGCCGACCTGCGGGAAAGCGGCAACCTTGAGGAGTTCGCGGATACGATTGTCTTTTTGTACCGCGAAGGGTACTACCGGCCCGGGTTCCTGGATTGCCCGGAGGGTGACTGGATCACCGAGATCGAAGTGGCCAAGAACAGACAAGGGGGTAACGCCGGAAAAAGGACATTGGCGCTGTTTGAACAGCCGACCATGCGGTGGTTGAACTGCCCTAGCGATTTGGCTGAAAAGTACATGAAGAAGGTGAAGCGGAATGGCTAAAGCCGGACGCTACCAAATCTGGGTAGACGGTTATCCAACAAACAACACCAACAATGACCTGACAAAGGTAATCGACCTAGCTCACCGCCTGCACCTGATCACCAAAAGGCAGTATCAGGTGCGGGGGCCGGGTGGGGTAGTGGTGTGGGCGAGTGAAGGAAAGGGGGAGCAGTCATGAAGCGCGACTTAATTTATGCGGAAGGGTGGAACGAGAGTATGAGGTTTGTTTTTAATAAGACGAAGGTGAAGTCCTGGATCAAGAAGGCTCATAAACGCCCCTCATTCGGGTACGGTCATGGTTTCATCACTGACAGCCGCGTTATGTTGATAGATGAACCGCATATGCACCCGACCATCTTGGAGGTGTACGGCACGCTGACCCCGGACTGCAGGTACAGCCCCGAACAATTCCAAAAGATGATGAGCTTACCCGATGAGCCCATCGCAGTGATCGACAGTCAACTAGAATTTGTCCCCGACCCAAAGTCCCGGTTGCGTATCTTCTACGATCCCAAGACTGGGAAAGAGCTTACGATCGATGGTATATACTTTGATCTCCTCGACAATCCAGAGGCTCATAAGTTTTACACCAATGATCCTATGGATAAGATGTGGATTATGTGTGGCGATGAAGTCGTGGGAGTAGTCGCACCGGTTAGGTTGCAGAATGAACTTTGTCATGTGAACTTTGAGGTATATGAGGGTGGAGTCCGCGAGTATTGCAATGTGCAGAAAAGAGCAGACAAAGCATTAGCCAAAGCCAAGGAGGTGCTGGGGGATGAATAAAGTGATACTCATTGGACGTTTAACCGCAGATCCGAACCTGCGATACACCCAAAACGGGACACCCGTAACCACCTTTACACTTGCGGTGGACAAGCCCTTTGTGGGCGAGGACGGCAAGCGCGGGATGGACTTTATCAACATAGTGGCGTGGCGTAAACTCGCCGAGGTCGTAGCCCAAAACATCACCAAAGGCAGCCTGGTGGCCGTGGGAGGTATGCTGCAAATCCGTTCCTACAACGACCAGAACGGCATTAGGCGGAAGGCGGCGGAAGTGATAGCTAACGAGGTCAAGTTCCTTGACCGTCCGAAACAGGAACAGACCTCTGAACCGGAAGAGCCAGACTGGGGAGAACCGGAATTCGACGAAGTCCCTTTTTAAGGTGGTAAGACATGACCGAGATTATCCCGACCGAAGAACAAGAACAGCTTGCCCTGGTGCAGTGGCTTGAGCTTCACAAGATCCGGTACACCCACGTCCCTAACGAAGGCAAGCACAAGGTGCAGTACAGGGCCAAACAAAAGCGGCTGGGAGTCAAGCCCGGTGTGCCCGACATCCTGATTTTCGACCGCCCGCCCCTTTCCCCGGAAAACGTGGGGGTGGCAATAGAACTCAAGCGGCAGAAGGGTGGGCGGGTTACGCCAGAGCAGATAGCTTGGCTTGAAGACCTAAAGGCAAGGGGGTGGGCCGTGGCAGTATGCCAGGGGGCTATGGAAGCTATTCGGGTCTTACAAGAGCTGGGGTTTGGGGGACGGACATGAAGTTGCCAAACGCCGATAAAATCAAGCATATCATCAGGCTGGTAGAAGGGCGGGCCGAACTCATTGTTCGGGTTCGGTGCCCCTTCTGCCGGACGAAGAATTCGCTACTGCTGATAGGCAGCACCGACAAGTACGAGTGCCAGGTGTGTATGCAGCATGGGCGGCTAGACGACGTGATTGTGTACTTCGAGGACGAGTTCGAGTGGAAGCATAGAGAAACCATGCGGTTAATGAGTGAGCGCAGCGCCGTTGAGTGGCGGAGGTGAACATGGGAGGGCGGCGGATGAAACACTTTCTGCGACAGGCGTACAAGATAGAAACCAGGATAGACTCAAAACTGGAGCAGTTGGAGAGTCTTCGCTCCTTGGCAGAGAAGGCGACCGCCACGCTGGACGCTAGTCCTAGCAAGCCGACGGGTCCGGGCAAGGGGCAGGACATACTGGCCAAGATTATGGACCTGGAGCTGGAGATCCAGAAGGACATCCAGGAGCTGCTGGCCGTCAAGGAGGATGTGCAGAAGCTCATCAAGTCCGTGGACGAGCCCGAGCTGAGGCTGCTTCTAGAACTTCGATACCTCTGTTATCGTAGCTGGAACGATATAGCTAGGGCCCTCAACTACGACCTCCGCTGGGTGCACAGACTCCATGGTAAGGCACTCCAGGCGCTCCAGGAGAAACACGCCACTAAAAGCCATTGAAAGCCACTATTGATATTGTGTAGAGTATACTCAGGGGTAAATATCACGACATTGGGTTATTGCATTTGGCCCCGGTTGCCTCCGCCGGGGCCCTTTCGCGGGGGCGGTTGGGCTCATAACTCGGGCGTTTTGGGGCTATTGGGAACCGGGTTGTGTGGCCTAGCCGCTTTCGCATTTTCGCCCTTGCAGGAGGAGGTGCCAAA